TTTTGATTTTTTCCTATTTAAACACTCTTTAGCCCATGCTTTTCTTTCTTCTTCAAAATGTATTTGCTCCGCAGACTTAAAATTTATAAACTCTTTAAACATTATTTCGGTTTGATACCCAAACAAGTAATCATAAATCTTTTCCATCACATCAGGGTAGAACCAAAATATTTGATAAAGATATATTGGTTTATGATCCGGTAATATGTGTTCACTACTTACATAAGATTCCCACAGATAATCCAAATTGAAATATTGACTAACATGATGATAGATATAGGAAAATAAGGTGTAAAAAATGCCTTTTTCTTTTGAAAATTCAGCAAGAGATTCTAAAAATCTATACTTTGACTGCTTTTCGAAAAAATATTCTCTTTCAGATTGGCTAACCTTTGTATATCCATGAAGCATATTTACCATTTTATATAAATTTTCGTTGCTATCTTGTGGAACAATATTTGAAAAATATAGATTCGCATTTTTTATTTCTTCCATTGCGTATTCAAATTTCATCTTGAACAATTCTCCGTTTGAAATCCTATATTTTTCAAAATATTCATGCAATTTCTTTTCATTATAATCAAAATTACTGTGAGAACAAGAAATTGCAACTCTTCCAGTCTTACCTTTGCTGTAAAATTCGCATTGCTTCGACAAGTCTTTTATTCTATTATAAGGTCTTCGAGTCTTACCTATTTTTACATCATTTTTGTATTCAATAATGTATAAATAACCAGTTCCCATGTTAGTGAATGGCTTTTCTTCTTTGATTTTGATATATTCTTTGAAACTGTATATATTCCATTCTCTGACAGCCAGTTCTGTTCCCTCAACGTTTACCAGTTCCGTCATATTATTTCACCAACCTTTCAATTCGTTTCAATTTATCTTTCAGTCTTTCATTTTCAGCTACCACGGCACTGTATGATTCTACCATGTGGTCGTATCGTTCCTTTGGAATGGAAATCAGCATAAAACTTTTCATAAGACATTTCTCCTTTTCTTTGAAAATAGGACACAACCTATCTGTTATGGGGTGGGGAGATAAGTTGTGCCCTATGATTGCAGAGATTTCAAATTTTTGCCACTGTGCCGTTTTCAGTGGCATTTTTCGCTATTTAATCACTACCAAATACGTTATTTGGACACGGCATACAGTTACCGAAATCTCTGTTGATTCTCTCTCGGAAAAATGGTATTATAGATTTACCATCTCTTTGAGAGTGGTGCAGAAGAGTGATTGCTAAAGTTTTTTGCGGACTGGCAATCACTTTTTAATTGTTACCGATTTCTTCATCAACTTTGGTATTAAACCATTCCTTTTTAGTGATTCCTTTTTCAGAGAGTTTTTCTTCTAACTTGTCAAACTTCTCTTTTTCAATTTCGACACTAAAGTTTTTGGTATTCTCCCTCCGCTTTTTCATGTAATCGGCTCTGCTCTTAGGTGCTATGATTATCACCTCCTTATTACGAGTTACATTATATAGCGTTACGAGTTACAAGTCAAGAGTTTTTTTAGAAAAATAAAAATAGAGCCGTTTCAGCCCTATTTCTAAAGAGAATTTCTATTTTACAATTCATACTGCGGATATGCCTTTTCCCATACGGACTTGTGATAAGTGTTCACTTCGCCATAATTTGCATCGAATATCTTTTTTACTTCATATCCCATTGTAATTCCGGTAGCTTTCAGCTTTCGCCAGTCAAAACGTTTCCATGACACACCATTCAGAGCCGCTACACGTTTAATAGAGTACCAGTCCTTGGAAGTATCAAGCTGTGCTTTCAATTCCTCTTCCCGGTCAAGGCTTTCCAAAAGTTGTGCCACAGCATCACGATAAGTCATAGGTACATTCGGTGTAGACTGCTCCACAGAATATGTGCCGGTCTTGCGGATAGATGGGAGAACTTCATCAGTTACCCATTCAGAGAATTTTTCGGCTTCCGGCTTTCTACTTTGGAAAATTGTTTTATACAAATTGCTTTCGCTTATGAAAGTCATTTCCTGCATACCACCATTTGTAAGGGTGTCCATACTGCATACACCCTTCTGATTAAGACGTTCCTTTACATTCCTACTGTTGGAAATATCCAATATTCTGCATACATCAGCCAGACAAAACATAGGTTCACCATCAACCAAAACAGTTCTCACTTCTCCAAAGTCTTCATTCTTAAATACTTCCAGTTCATTCATTTTCATTACCTCCCGTAGTCTTATATGAGAGGGAAGAAGAGCATAAAAATAAGCCCACTACCCCTGTTACTGTTGGAGTAGCGAACTTCCAATCTTTTTTGGTCTGTCTTTATTCCGGGTCTTGGTTACAATCTAGGCTGTCTAATCAGCTTTCACTCTCCGGACGTGGTGCAAGACTTCCTAACTGACACATATTATATCATGACAAACGTAGGTTCGCAACATAAAAATAAGAGCACCCTTTCGGATGCCCTTAAAATCCTATATTCTATTGTAATTTGAGTACTTCTTTGTTTCCAGTCCAAATGCTTGTTTCATATTCCAGTTCAATGCTCTGCGCATCCTGCGGAACTACAAATGCAATCTTGTAAGATGTTTTTCTGCCACTTGAAAGATTTGCATTCAACGAAGAACTATCAACAACACTGTAATTTTGTTCACAATCTGTATCGTCTGCGTAGCACTGGAAATCGTAGATGCTTACATACTTATCATCTTTACTGTTGTTCTGATAGGAAACATCAATCATAATGTATTTTGTTCCATCAGCAGGAGCGTTCCAACCGTATTCATCCTCATAATCAGTGTAGTCAAGGTCAAAATCATTTATTGTAACTTGCAAGCCGTCCGCATCGAATGTGTAACCGGGAGAAATAACAGTACCACTAGGTACTTCCGCTTCTTCAACTTTAGATTCCGGTGTGATTTCTGATACTGCGGCAGAACTTTCCGTTGTTGCAGAAACCGATGTCTGTTTTCCAGTAGATTCCTTGTTGCTATCGGATACACCATTTACAAACAATACCACAATGGCAAAAATTACAATTCCGATAACAGAGCACACAAGACCTGCGATAGCTGTTCCGTGCTTTCTGTCTTTTTGACACAGAGCAATAATAGCGAGTATCAAGCCGATAATACCTGGCACAATGCCAAAAGCTATACAAGCTGTGAGGATGCTTATAATACCAAGCACCATTGAAGTGATTCCTAAAGGACTTTGTTTCATAGAGTAATTACCCCTTTCATTTTGAATTTTATAAAATTTTAACACATTTGTGGTATTCTGTCGATAAATAGATGTGAAGTATTGAAAAAATTTTAATGTGTTTATTTTGATACCCCCGTAGGTCTGCATTTTCAACCGAAAATCTCGTTTTCAGAGGTTTTTGAAAGAAAAATTTTTCGTCAAAATATAATGCTTTTTTCAAAATACCCCCCCGGGGTAGCACTTTTCAAGCTGAAAAATCCGTTTTCAGAGTTTTTTCGCAGATTTTTTCAGACCGATTCAAAGTGTGTAACATCTGCGCACTTCTGCAGTGCACGTTTTGGACGTGTCACCGTGTCGCAGCTTTCGCAAGGTCTCCGACTGCCGAAAGCATGGAATCATACGCAGAACGCAACAGCTCCGCAGATTCCGGAGACAGACCACCGGCGGCAGTCTCAACCCGTATAACTATTTCCAACCGTTCCCCGGCATCCGATACGCTTTCCATGATGTCATATACATGACCAATTCCCACTTTTCGCATTTTGTATAATCCCCTTTGTAATATTTGATTGTACACCAATACAGCGCAAGCCGTCAATATATCCTGGCGCAGGATCTGACCGGATCCGGTGGAAGAGTAACACAAATAGACCGCCAGACGGCAGAAGATCCAACGGAACACGACAAAAGGACGGTTGCAAGCCGTCTTTTATCTGTTTTCAAGTTCAAAAATTGCCCACCGCAGGGCGGCGGCTGTCTCCGTGTCGTGCTCTCGTTCCGCACGCTCTAACAGCTTGTAAAGTCTTTCAAGGTTCTTTTCTTTCATCCTGGCAACCTCCTTTTTCAATTTTTGGGTGTGATCCACCCATAAAGCCATTGCCGGGCATCGCTCCCGGCTGGCATCCTCTGCAATGGCTGTCAAGGTTCAAAATCTATAATTCCTAAATAAAATTGATCTTTAAAGTTATTAAAAAAATGATCTTTTAAATCTGATAATGTTTTTTCTCCATTTTTTAACGCTTCAAAATCATTCAACACCATTTCATCAGTATAATTTGCATATTTATTATAATTAATTGATATTCTAAATTTTTCTCCGGATTTTACCCAACCAAAACGACCGGAATTTTTAGCAACTGGATATACACCTATTACATAACCGTATAAATCATTATAATCTTTTGTGTTTTTGTCGTGCCAATCCTCTAGTTGTATTTCTGTGCCGTCAGGCATTGCCGAAATTTCTATAATTTTCATTTTCTTGTTCCTCCACATTTTCAATTTTTCCCGTTTCCGGGTAAAAGCAAGCCGGGACATGATCCCCGGTGTAAGCCTGTCTTACTTGCTAAACTCTTTATAATACCGGAGCACATACCCGGCAAGCATTGCACAAATTAGTAATATAAAATTCTCCATGCTCTTATTCTTCCCCCATATCGTCCAAAACTTCGGCGATTGCCTGCCCTAACAGATAACATCTAATTGTTACGTCCATTTTTTCCCAGTCCTCAGATAAAAACCATTCTCCAACCGTTGCGGCATCTGTTCCGAACTCTTCGCAAGCATCTTTTAAAAGATCAATGTTATCTTTAACATATTCCTGCGCCTGTGCTCTGCTAAAAGTGTAAGAGCCGCTTGCGTTTCCGGTTACGCTGTCTTCTGTAAAAAGCTCATCATTTAAGTAGCTTTCCAGCTCGTCACGGTCTGCAAAATCTTCTAAATTAATCTCGTTGTTGATGTACTCTTTGATATCTTCTTTCATTGCTTCTAAATAGTTATACATATTGATTTACCTTTTCACCCGTGTTATAATTTGGGTGCCTTTCTTTTTGGGTGCCGGTGTTCGCTTGGTAGGTGGTCACCGGCTTTATTTATTTGTTGAGATAACTATAACAGATATAAGGCACAAAAACAAGACGCAATAATATACAAATATAAGGCACAAATAAGCACTTTTGTTGTACATAATGTATAAGGCACAAAAAGAAACATGATTATATTATAGTAGATAAAAAATAATATTGACATATAAGGCACAAACAAATATAATAAAGATACATTTATATAAGGAGGCGCAAACAATGGAGCGAAAAACAACAGACGCAACAAGAAAAGCAATTTACAAATACGACAACAAATTTGAACGGGTGAATTGCCGTTTTGCAACTGGCACAAAAGACCGTATTAATAAATTAGGTTATAAGAGTGTAAATGATTTTATAAAATTAGCTGTTGCGGAAAAACTGGAGCATGACGAAAAAATATTAAAATAAGGCACAAAAACATATTGACACATAAGGCACAAAATGTTATAGTGATATCATGATATCACAGCAATGATATCACACAAATGATATCATAAAAAACTAATGATATCACATTAATGATATCACAAGAAAAGGAGGTGCTAAAATGTCGGAAACATTTAACCAAATGATTAGATTCCCGAAAGACCTAGAACCGCAGATCAAAGCGCAGGCAGAAAAGAACGGTGTAAGTGTAAACCAGTTTGTTATAGGTGCCGTGATCACAGCATTGCAACCAGTACAACCGCAGACAGTGACAGAGCAACCGAAAGAAACGCCCGTGACAGGCTTTAGAAGCCCCTTAAACGAGAAAATCGCACTCATGCAGGCAAATGAACGGCTACACGCTTTACAAGCCAAAACAGCGGCAGAAAGAGCCGTTAGAGAGCACGGAGAAGTTAAACCAGTTATAAAACATCCTCCGAAATGGGCAGGCTTACCAGGACAGCGGCCAGACGAAAGCAATGTTGAATGGGTAGAACGCAAGAGGAAAGAAGCGGAAGAAATTTATAAGCAAGGTATTGAACGAATACAAAGAGAAAAGGAGCAAACGACATGAAAGGAACACCGGAGCAGATCACAGCAAAGAAAGCCGCTCGGATCCGATCAAACGTCCGGCAGTTCTTCCAGTACTACCGGGAGCAACTGGAGCAGACGGAAAAGCCGGCTTTAAAAGAATTTAACCGGGCAGAACTCCAAGCACTGGAGACGGTGCAAGCGGAAACGCTCCAAGCACTGGAGAGAATGACAGACCAGGAGTTATTTGCCAGCAAGACCGCATACTGTGACAGGGCACTAATTGACCGGATCACAGCGAGAGCGGAACGGATAAGAAGAACAGAAAGAGCAACAGCATAAACAGGAATTAAGCAGGTGTAACAGCCTGCTTTTCTTGATCTATTTTCACTGCGACATTTTAACGTGCTAAATTTTGTAGACAAATTGTAGACATTTTGTAGACGCAGATTAAATAAAAGGAGATTAGATAAAATAAAGGTTAGATAAAATAAAAATAAATAAGTGCAGAAAGACATTGTATAACCAAGTATATATAAATACTAGAGCTGACCATCTGCCACCATGTACCCATCTGCAAAAATTACCTATCTGTCTGTCAAAAAATCCCATTTGTCAAATTTAACCGGATGATATTTTTTAAGCATATGATTTTTATATACTCAGGATCACCGGCAGACATACCACAACAACAAATCATCAAATACGTAAAAGGTTGTTGTGGATTTATAAATAGGTCTTGTGTTATGATAAAAGCAGTTAGGGAGCCGACGTTAACACGGTGCGAGTGACAGCGGTGTAAATCCAACCCCCCTCTGGATATGCAGCCGCCCAGATTGTAACCAAGACCACCGGAGCCGACAGACCGGAACCGACAAGAAGTCACTAGCTTGTCACTTTTGTAAATTTATGTTTTTACATGATCTGTGGAGGAGATCAAAAGACATAGGTTTATTGAGTGATGCTTAGTGATTTTTTTATTGCAGATTTTTAGGAGGTGCAGAGCGGTGCAGGACGTCAGAGAGATTCCAAACATTGACGAGATTAAAAAAAATATCCGTAAATACTTTGACGATTATTGCGCAGCTTATGGCATCGATGACATGAGATCACAACGGCAACCGGTTTTTAATGGTGCCATGCAATATATATATAACAATTATATAAGACCTAGTAATGTATTAAAAGATATACCCCAAAACGTAGTGGATAATAGTATCAACCAAATGCTAACTAACTACAATGCGTACAACATAGATCTGTTGTATGAGGTTTATTTATATCTTAGAGAGTTAGCCAACGCTTATGATATGACTGCTACAGCTGATACATTTAAGATATTAACAGGGATATCTAAACAGGCTTTGAGTGCATGGAGGACTAAATCAAGTACATCGAGCATGGACGAGGTCAGAAAAGCTTTTGTAAATTGGTTAGATGATGCAGATTGTGATCAGCTTGTTGCTTTTAATCTGCGGAATGCGCTGGGAGCAACGGAACGATTAAACAACGACCACGGAAGGAAACAGACCACACAGCAAGAGATTGTGCACAAAATAACCAGGACAGCCGACCAGCTCCCACGATTAGACACAAATTTTGGACAAAATACATCAATGTTGACCGATTCCGGAGCGTATGGAGATAATACAGCAGATGCGAATTAGTAGCAACAACTACGGAAACGTGCGGAAATATGGGATAGTTAAAGACGTGTCAATAAAGAATGCGTGAAAGATTAGTTTAACGCATAGTTGAAAAGCCGCATAGCACACCGGGGGGGAGGGGGTCTGACAGGACCAGCGCACAGCCCCTACTTAGTCCCTCAAATTTCCTCAAAAATAAAAAAGACCCTTAGGAGGTGTACCACATGATTTTCATTTACATAGTTTTAGCATGGATACTGTTTCAATTACATGCTCCTGCATGGGTGTATATCCTGTTCATCATCGGAGTATTTTTAAGAGCGGTAGTCACTGGTAGAGATTAAGTGTATGCAGATATTTGGGAAAGAGATAAAAGACGAATGTTCAAAATGCGGTGAAGTCCTGCAATGTGAGTTGTTTCTGCAAGGTCACGGAATCAAGAGAGACCGTGAGAACGTTACAGAAATGGTTAGCTGTCAGATGAAGCACCAAAAGAGCAGACTTGATAAAGAGCCTAAAGAAGATTTGCCAGTTAAGGAGAAATGTGAATTGCCACCGGAGATTAAAGAGATCTACACAGAGGTTTGGAAAATACATAAAGAGTGTGCTAATCCGAAAACGGATGATGACTGGTCGTATCTTATCCGGCAGGGCAATTTGCTGATTAAAATACATAACAATAGCCAGTTTGCTAAAGCACTGGTAATGGCAATGATCGATGAAATTGAAGGAAGGACGAAGAAAAAATGAAAAAGATAATCAGAAAATTCTTAAAAGTATGTTCTTCAACAGCATTACTTACTATTTGCGGAAGTTGTTTTCAGATTGCACGGGATTCTAGTGCAGATACGATTTCAAGAGTGCTGTGCATTGCGTTCGGACTGATATTTATGATTGCAAATTACTTTGTGTGGGAGGTAGAGTTAACATGATTTTATTCATAATTTTGAAAATTGTGACAACTGCAGTAATGGCGTTTTTCGCAATAGCAAGTGCATTATATGCTCCAAAGCAGAAAACGGCATCAGACGGAGTATTCTTCTTTGCAACTGCAATGTTTCTTGCATTTGGAATAACTTTCATGTGGGTATAGCCTATGTGGTTACCGGAGATTATGCGAATTATCCCATATCACAATTTTGAATGGGTTAAATTCATAAAGCCATTGTTGTTGCCGAATATCCGGTGTTGTGTTGGCATTGGATATGTGGCAGAGAAATCAAGGCATCAAGAGTGTATGTAGCCTGTGTGTGGGAAACGAAAAATGGAAATATGCGTTCGACAACACCAAGTTTTTCAAAGTACTGTACACAGGCGAGAAAATTTTTTAGATAAAGCAATATAGGGTGTTTCACGAAAATAATCCGGGAGCAGATGGTCTCTCTCCCGGAGTTTAGGACTATCGCCAAGCGGTAAGGCACAGC